CTGATGTGGCAACTATTTGAGAGTTATTGGATAATTTTAGTGATAATTTATTATCTGATACAGGTTTTTGATTACCTTTTAACCAAGAAGGTAGATTATTGTACATAAACTGTACCTTTTCAACCATTCCTTTGGCAGTTTCTTGCTTAGTTGCTATACAAAGTACTGTTTTATCTTTATTAAATAGCATTGTCCACAATGAATATCCTGCAGATAGTGTTGATATACCTAATTGTCTTGATTTATTAATAATACTAAATCGATTATTTCTAAAATCATTTAATACATCTTCCTGAAATGGATATAGATGAAATAATACTCTTCCCTTAATTGGGTGTGTAATATAACAGTATTTACGGAAAAAATGTACAGGATCAGTAGCGCACTTGATATACTCCTGCTTTATTATTTCTTTAATATTAGCTTGACTCATGTATATAAATATATAAAAAGAAACCCCAACTTACGTTGGGGTCAGTCCTATAATACTATCATAGGAGGGGCTTGCATGGGTATGGATTATTTTACTAACATCAAATATACTAAACCACCAGCTATTAAACCAGCACCTATTTTAGTAAATTTGTTTTTAGTTTTTAATTTTGTATTTTCTAATTGTAAAATACTGTGTTGGAATTTCCAATCTTTAATTTGTGTTTGTTGGTTAAGCATAATACCTTTGTAGTTATCTTCTTTTTTAACATATAAAGCAATAGTACTATCTTTAACTGCTACTCTATTTTCTGTAGAAGCAATAACACTATCTTTAATAATAATAATTTGTTTAGCACCATCTAATTCTACTAAATCTTTAGCAGCAGATACTAATACTGGTTGAGCTACTGGTAGAGGATTAGTTACTGTGTCTTTAGGGTAGCGTTTATAAAATGAACTAACTAATTCAACTTCAGAGAATTCATCTATTTTAACTGATTCTACTTCAACGTATTGAACGATGGTTTTAACTTTAGCTTTTTGATGATCAATAACATATTGCAATGAATCATCAATTTGGCTTAAAACAGCAACGGCAGAATCATGTTTTTGGATTTCAACTTCCATTGAATCAACAGCTTTTGTTAAGCTATCCTGTGTTGTCCTGAATTGATCGGATAATCCGTAATATTCAACTTTATTGCACACTAACCAACCGAACAATAATATAACAATAATAGGTAATATATATTTTTTCATAATTTATTTTTTAATACCAGCGTAATATTGCATTCTTCCTTTTGTCCACTCATCAAGTGGTTCGGTTTCTGTTTCTTCAGGAGCTGCTTTTTTATTTAATTTAGCTTGACGAGATTGAAGATATTCATTTCCTGCTAATAAACCATCCATTTTAGTTTGTAATCTAGCTTTAAGATCACGGAGATTTTGTAATTCATTAGATGGTGTATCTGAAATATCACCTATAGATGGTCTGGAGCGTTTTGTTTTTAGGATGTCGCTTTTTACTTTGGATAGACGATTTTCCAAATCAGTATATTGCATAAACGCTTCGTAATCTTCATCAGACATTCTACCTGTTGCTACGTCAGCTGTTTCAATTTCACCTGCTTCTGGTTCTTCTTCTCCACTACCCATCATTTTAGCGAATGATGCTTCAATTTCTTCATCACTCATATCACCTTCAATTCCACCTTCTGGTCCTTCATATCCAGCTGGTACATCTTCACCATCTTCTGGTTCAGCAACTGCTGGTTGTGGACGATTAAGACGTGGTGCTGCTTGTCCACCTGATTGATTAATTGCTCCTGAAGCAACAAGAGCCATAAAATCAGCATTAATTGGATTTTGTTTATCATATCCTAATTCACCTGCTACATCAATTTTAGACATTGGTTCGCCTGTAGCTTGCATTGCAGTAATAATACGATTTTTCTTACCGCTAAAATCACCAGCGTTAGTACCAGGAGCTAATTCATAACGTACTGCTACGTTTGCTAATTCATCTAAATCGTTTTCAGATACTACTGATGATCTTCCTGAGGCTAAGTCGCTTTTTTTAGCTTGTAAAGCTTGGATTTGTTTATTTATTGCATTCAATTCTGCATCTTTAGCTGCTTTTTCTTGAGGAGAAATCTCAGCTTCGCTCATTACTTCTTGAATAGCTTCACGAACAATTTTATGTAAGTCGGTTTTTTTCATTTTTATCTATTATGTGTATAAATATTATATGTTTTGTAAAATTGTCGCAATACGTTCCTCAGTTGTACCTTCAACACTAATCAAACGCTTTGGTTTATATTCTTCCAATGCCATCTGGATTGCAGTATCTATTTTAACACGATAACCTAAGTCAGTAGTTCTAATACCATTATCTTCTACACTAACACCACGTGGAGATACATAAACAACTAAATCATAATGATCTTTAAGATACATAGCAGCAGTAACAAATGATTGTTTTGCCCAATCATCAATTGATTTAGCTGATAATGTAAATGAGCATACATCCCATATTGTTCTGTCAGTAACAATATTTTCCTGTAGTAATTCACTAGCACGCTCAGCTAAAAATATAAATTGACCTGGTAGGGTAGAATCAGTATTTAATGGAATACCTAAATTGCTAAGATATTTACTACGTTCAGTTTGTATAGTATAGCCTTTAAATTGGTCTAACTCACCTAATGCTTTTGCTAATGTAGTTTTCCCACATGACATCGTACCAGTTAATCCTATTCTCATTTTTTATTCTTATTATTTATTTTTTTCATTTGACGTGCTGTTTTCTTAATTTGCTTAGTTTCTTTAGCACGTGCTTTAGATGCTTTCTCAGCTCCAGCCTTATATTTAATATCTACAGAAACAGGACCTCGTTTAAATTTATCTAAATCGAAAGTCCATGTTTCAATAGTTTCTTCATCTTCATATACACGAGTAAATTTCATATAGTAAAGATATAATATTAATTTTGCTTAAACTCTAGCTCCAGCAGCTTTACCAGATGCTGTTTTGTAAAACGGTTGTCCGTTAACGTCTTTTTTCTTCTCTTCCCACTGCTCTTTAGTATGCTTAATTCCGAATAGATAATATTCAGCTAAACGTTTATTACCTTGTGGTATTAAAGCTGGCCCTTCCCAGTTGTGAATTTTTCCATTTAGATAGTAGATGATACTACCATCAGCTGACTTCATTTTCTTTACTTCTGACATGTTTGTTTTATTTTAAAAGTGATTCTGCAACATAAATTCCGTGTGCTCCTGAAACTGTAATACCTCTAGCTGATAGAGCATCACCTACAAAGTGTACATTTGGGTACTCATTTAATGATAAGTCTGTGTAATTAACAAGTGGTTCTGGTGATAGGTATTTTACTTCAGGCATATATATACCCCAATCATCCCCCATTTCGGGAAATATAATTTGCATATTAGTAATAAAATCCTCAATATATTGAGCATATTCTTCACCTAATGATTCAAATAAAATATCCATTGTATCTACTTGTACAGCAGATACTGTATTATTTTCTGATGTTGACCCTGGTTTGCGAGTTTTATTTGGTGAATAGTAAGTACCAGTTCCATTAATTTGGAGTTTTTGTACTACATCTCTACTCCATTCAAATGGATCTTCAATACCTTTAATTTCCATTAAGATACCAAAATTGGTCATGTTGTTTCTGAATTCTTCCCCTTTTTTGGCGTGGCCATTATAGCTTATATCCCCATAAGTTTCTTCAACCGCCACATAAGCAGCGTTGTTATTAGTACAAAAGCTACGAAGGGATACATTATCAAATTTTTGATATAATTTAAAATCATATGATACATCTATTAATTTTTGAAAATATTTCTGGGGTGCTTCAAATCGAACACCAATTTGTACTGATTTAGGTTCATTAGGTAGTTGATAGTCGTCTGCTAATTTTTGAGCAAAATCAATACCTGATTTGCCTACTGCGAATATGAGTGTATCATATGGGGTTTCAAATTGAAAAGGAAGCGTACTTAGCATATTTCCCTTTCCTAGTATTTTTTTTTCAATAAAATCAATATTATTCACCTCAGCATTCCATAAAAATAAAATACCTTTATCAACTAAATATTGATACCATGATTTAGCAATCTCATGTAAGAAATTAGAACCAATATGCCACACAGGAAACAACCTTAAACCAAAATATGGTTTAATAAATTCAGGTTCTGTTTGTGGATCAGACATAAATATTTCTTCTGGTTTAGGGTGAAAACGTCTGAAATTGCTGATAACTTGATCCATCAATTCCATTGCTTTTTCTTCACCGCAATACTTAGATAATTGACCACCAATTGCTGTGTGGTATGTTAATTTACCATCACTCC